TAACGAGCCCAGTATATATACCAACATTTTTCATCAGGCCTCACACTCTTTTCAACAGTTACTCGAGACGCTCTTTTTTAACCAACCATGACGAAGGCTATTTTGTTTCATTACCGTGATGCTATGCGCGATCGTCAAGCCGTCGAAGCCGTGCTCCAACACTTGGCGCGCAAAGGGCACCTCATCTACGTGTACGGAAATCCGCAATTCCTTGACGGCACCGACAAGAAGCAGCACATGATCAAACTCAACAAACGCGTTCCCTGTCTGAAGACCTTGCCGACCACTTTTGGATTGTACGAGTCTTTTAATAAGGCGCACGTCAAGATCTTTGTGGACGACCACGACAGGGTGGCGAACCCCAACGACCTAGACAAAATCATCAAGAATACCTACTTCAGAGACGCCCAACGAAAGCTGCTCAGCGGCGTCTTTTTCTGCTAGTTATCAATCTCAATGTTGTTGCAGTGTATCAAACTCTTAAATATATTGTATTGACCCGAATTTGACAGTGTATTATTACCGTTCCTCACACAGTGTAACCCTTCCGCCAACCTGTTACCCATGAACGACTGGTTGATGCTCCACTGGTCGAGTCTTGTACCCTCCAACTTCTCGTAACCCGTAATGTTCTTACCGATAAACTCTTTGTAAATGTTGTCGGGTGTGTTGTTGAAGAACATGTATGGCACCAGGATCAGCGGGCACTGTTTACCGTCTTCGAGGGTGCAGTATTTGATGTTCATACCCAAAAGATTGGTCTGACGCGACAAATAGGAGATGGGCGACAGACAAATCTGAGCGTGTACACCGCTGTCGTCGTCCGCTTTGAACCGGCTCAGGTCTTCGGGTCGGCTGAGCACTCCTTTTTGACCGTGGATACCGCAAATCTTGAGCCCCTCCAGATCGCTCACACTATACACAAGCGCCAACTTCACCGTGACACTCCCTTCTTCACTACAGTACATCTCACTGCTCACCCGTTCCACCACCTGACCGCGCACCCTTCTAAAGTACATGTAAAACTTGTACACGTGATGGTTTTTGCTCATGCAGTACTCGATCTTGTACTTTTTACCATCATAACTCCAGTTCACTTTAGCGTTGCACACGAGCACTCCAAACACGCACACTTTGTTCCCACCCTCCACATCGATCACGTTGTTGCGCTCGCTAGCCCTGTACTCCACCATCATAGCCTCTGTGTTCTCGACGCGCCCCTTTATCTTGCTCACCTTGTTGTGGTAGATGCGAATGGGAAGATCTTGGTGCGGGATGTAGGGGTCCTCGGCCGTCTGGAGCCGGCTGTCGCGAATCAGCGTCCACAGAGTGAACATGCGGTCGTTGTAAAAGATGGAGCGGTCCACACCCACGCTGTTACCCAGCGGTAGGAATATGCGATCCGAGAGACGCAGCGGAGTCTGCACCACCATACCATTCTTCAAGTTGGTGAGGCTCACGATCAACTTGGCCACGGGCACGGTGTTGAAGATGTGCAAGTAGTCTCGGTAGTATTCGCGCACCATGGTCGACATGAGCGACACCGTAGTGACCGTAGTGTTGTCGTCCACGAACTCTAGCGCCGCAGTTTTGTTCACCACGCTGTTGGGATTGTGGTACTCGTAGGCCGACTGCAAGGTGTTGATGGACACGCTTTCGTCTATCCTCACCACCTTCTTTAACATCACCATACCCTCGTGGTGGTTCACGAACAGAATGTTGTTCGCGATCTTCACCTCCACGGGCGTATACCCTCTCTTGAGCTCGTAGTACACCGAAACGAGATTTTCCCGGCGACAAAAATATTTGGTGGGGCGATTGTTGAAGGAGACGAGTAGCATGTCTCGGGGTGCGGTGTGCCACGTTTCTGGGGCGCGATCCACAGAGTTGTGATCGAGCTCGCCATCATCCGTCAGAACTCTTTTAAACAGTTTGAACACGCCGGGGTCGGCATCGTTTCGAAGTATCAACTTTTCAACACGTTCGAGATCAGGTTCGAAAAGTGAGGTTTGAATTTTAAGACTCGGCGACCCAACTTTAAACATTGAGGCGAGAAATTCAGAGTTTGAATTGATGCCAACGTTGACGGTTTTAGAGGAGTCAAAACTTTGGGAATTGTGGTCGGCATCATTTTTTGTAACAAACAAAGTTTGGTCTATGAGTTTTCTGAAACGTCGACTGACAAGCTCGTAGTTTATGTCTGGCAGCGCGACGTTGTGGCACAAGAAGAACTTTTTCCCCGCCACGGTCATCTCGCCGTGAAAGAAGCTGTCCACGAACTTTACGTAGTCGCTCGTGTGCTTTAGCATATCCTGCTGCAGGTTCTCGTTGATGATGCGCAAGACTTCGTTGCCGATGCGATGCTGGAGCGGGAAGATCTCGAGGTTGTTGTTGTTGGAGTTGTACTCTTGGTCGTTTTTTTTCTGCTTGCTTAAAGTTTTGGAGACCGACTGTATGAGTCGACCTGAGACAATCGTGTCGTAGCACTTTTTGGACTCGACGGGAAACAAGATGCCCATGTTCGACTTTTTCTTGCGCACACTCCCCACATCCACTAGGCTCTTGAGTTTGTTGATCACGGTCCCGTACGTAAGCTGCAGCAGATACGAGTGTTTGTAAATAATCTTGTTGGAGAGAGAGTCTATCTGATAGTCGATGTCGATGCTCATGATCTCTTTGAGTTGATCGAAGAGACCCTCGTAGTCATCAAAGTTGAACACAAAGTCCATATCGTGCCACTTACCGCTGCACTTGAGGTACTCTTGCAGCACCTCGTTGATACCGTCGTCCACGATGTAGTCTTTGGCGTAAACGTCGCGCACGTACAGCACGTCATCTTTGCGGTCGTACACCAGCTGAATGGCGCGGTTCACCGACTTTTCGTCGTCAAAGTTGCCGTACAGAAACATGCGCCGCATATTCTTGTCGCGCGCGTACTGCTTGTCGAAAAAGTTGTGCAGCAGCACGTTGTTGTTCATCATGATGTTGGGGAAGGAGAAGTGGCGACCGTCGATGATGAAGGTACCCTTGAACCCAAAGTCGTCCTCTCCGCCCCTAAACCTTTTGTCGAGCTCCGTCCCGATCACCACCACCACGCAGTTGTGCAGCACGCATTTCTTGAGCGCAGAGTTCACGCCGCAGCAAAAGTAAGTGCGTCGGTCTTGCAGGTGCCGGAAGGTGGTGGTATTGGCGTCGGGTGATTGGCATGAGAGGAAGAACCGGAGCCCATGTTGCGTTTCGAGCAGCGCGTAGAGCGCGTTAAAGTCTTGTATTACACCCATGATCGAGTGCTGGTTGTGTGCACTTAAATCCAAGTTAAGTATTATAAAACGCCAAATGTTCACATTTACGGTTGATCTGGTCAGGGTTGGTATGTTTGCGTGTAGGAAAGGTTTAATTTTAATAATAATAATTACAAATATTTTATTCGTGTCACATTTCTGGCGTACTCCTCCATGGGTGTGGGTCTGCCTAGATGGGCGCATCTGGCCACTCGACACCCGCTCTGGCAAGCCCGACCGGTGGTGCAGTTGGGACACAAGGTGCGGGTTTGATATGAAGGTGCGACGCAAGTAAAATGGCTTAGACATGGTTGTGCCGCGTTCCTGTACGAACGGCCCACGGTCTCTTTCGTGCACGCTACAGTTTCCAAGTCGAACGGCGCGTCAATGTCTATAAAGTTCAAGTCGTGCTCCCTACAACCCGCCACCTCGGCGCAACGAACCGACACAAACACGTTTGTGTCTTTGTGTTGCTGGAAGCAAAATCCCTCTGACGCTTGTTGAACACCTTGAACGGGGTTGCACTGCACGAGCCACTCACACGGCCTCAACGGGTGTCGGTAAAAGCCCCAGCCGCCGGTGCAGTTGAACTCTGAGAGGTCGGGGGCGAAGGGGTGTAGTCTGGCGGTGCAGCCGCTCTCGGAGATGGGCACGCAGGTCCGCTCGGTGGCGTCAAACTCCAAGTGCTCTGGGCATGTCTGCTCCCGTTGGTCGCTATCGATGTACGTGTTGCACGCACTGCCGGGCGCCACAGGCACGGCCGGCGCTGGCTCCGGCTCTGGCTCCGGCTCCTCCGGCTCTGGTTTTGGTTCTTCAAACACGTCTTCGGGCGGCAGAGGGTTAATGTTTAGAAGGGGATCGTTCATCGAGACAGCGCTGCCGTCGGCCAGCAGCACGAACAGCAGCGCGAATATCAGTAGCACCACAAACGTGACGAGGGCCTTCTGCATGGTGGCTTATAGAATGTGGGTATAAAAAGAGTGGGCTGCACGGCAAACGCACATTCAACAACATGGAAGACCAGCACACGGAACAACACACGGCCATGACCATTGAGCAGCTGCAGAACGTGCACATCAAGCCGCTGCACCGCAGAGGACCGTTTACGACGCGCCGCTTGGAGATGGCCGACGGCTGGATGCTGGTACACCTGACCCCCAGCTGCGACCTGCTGGGTCGCATCGTGGTGAGCGGCCTTAAAATGGGAGCTCAGCCGCTGGTGGGCATCGCCACTCTGCGCATCGAGCACACCGACGGTCCAGTGCAGCACGTCTCGGTGTCGGAGCGGCAGAACAAGGACGGAAACCTCGTGTTCAACTTTGAAACGGGCGTCCGGTGCTTTGACGCGGACATTTACCTCTCCATCGGAGGCGATCGCTGCTGCTCCATTGTCATAACTATGAATGATTATTTGAAACGCGAATAAAACATACAGTTGAAATATAACAGATTTTTATTGGTTATTGCCCAGATCTTTTTTAATAAGTCTTCGAGAAGCGTTAATGTTAAATCAAAGGTTCAAAGTCAATTTGTCATTTATTTGTGTTTGGTTGTTGAAAAGGTTAATACCTTCTCCTAGGTTAATACCTTCTCCTCTTGTATATGTGTAACAGCATGATCAAGACCACCTCCACACCCTGTAGGAAAGTTCCGAGACAGGTGACGTAGAACGTGTCCGTCTGGTAGTCTCTCTCCTTAACAACGGGCGCCGCGGCGGCGCGCGGGCAAATTAAGAACCACAGCGCCGCTACGTCCAAGATGCTGCTGATCACCATAGAGAATTTCGGACGGACCAAGGAGCGCGTCGAACGCGTAATCCACGATCAGTTTCTCTCGATCGAGTGCGCCATCTGCTGTAACGTCATCGACCAAAAGAGCAAAGGCGTGGTGTACATCACATGCGGCGGCATGGCGGACCTGGAGCAC